AGTTATTCCAAGAGCCTCAATTTCCTTTTCTGCTAAGTCAAGCTGGCCGTCATTTATAAGCCCTTGAATTGAAGTAGCTTTCGACTTGTCTATATTGGCCAAGGTGAGGGCGTTCGTAAGGTCTTTCTGGTGGTTGGAGTAATCGCGTTGCGACTGCTTCTCCTGTTGTGAGATGTCTGCCGCCTGCTGGGCCTCTTGAGAGGCTAGGGTAGTCGATAAATCCGCAGAAGAAGCCTCAACTCGCTCCGATTGCATGGCCTCTGCCGACGCAATCTCAGCCTTGACTCTATCGAAATCGCCCGTGTTTATCAAACCCTGTAACGTAAATGCCTTCTCAGCGTCGAGGATTCCCATGCTCACCTTATTCGCCAGTTCATTGCTAAGATTCTTTGAGTCTTGATACATCTGGTCCCTGGCCAGTGTATTCTCCCCCTCAAACTTGCCTGTAACATTTGCCTCCGCTAACGACTCGGCCTGCTGCGCCCCGCGCACCCCCTCCTCAAAGCGTTCGCGCGTAGTCGGCTCCGTTATCGTCAGGCCACGCGCAAGGCTGCGGTCTGCTACGTCCTGTTGCAGCATTGCATCGCCCCGCGCCATGTCGGCAGCCGACTGATACTGCGGTGCTAATACCCGCGCCTGCTCCAGTTGACGGTCTGCGCGACCAAACTGTGCGTCTATGTCTTGGCCCCTGCCCTCAAGTGACCGTGCGCCGCGCAAGAAGCCGCTTATATCAGCTTCGCGCTCAATGGCCTGCTGGTTTGCGATTCGAGCTTCTAAGGTGTCCTGCCCGCCAAGGCGGCCTACCATCTCGCCGCCCTGCATGTAACGGTCACTCCCCAATTGAGCCAAGTTCAGCGCAGCGTCATAGCGGGGGTCATTCTGCTGGCGATAGGCTTGATCGGACATTATGTCACTGTAGGTGCGCCCGTAACCGGAGCGAAGTTCACCTAATACATCGGCGGTATCGCCGCCGCCGCGCAACACTCCATATCGCTGGAGGTCTTCAACGGTCTGGGCCTCGTCTTTGACCTGCTGCGCCTGCGCGTCTGCCATCTGCGATGCGGTCTGTGGGTCCATGCCGCCCGCCCCGCCGAGGTTTTGGCGTAGCGTGTCCAGCATCAACTGCTGTAGGTCCGTTTCGTATTTAAAGTATTCAGGGTCATATGCTACGTCATCTGTGGCCAGTAGGTCTGGGCCGCCCGTGGGGGCAGCGGCCTCTGCTATCTGTATATTGAGGTTGGGGTCGGCCACCTTCAAGCCGGGTAGGCCCCGGCGCGTTTCGGCCCCCGCCTCTTCTGCTCCGGCAACTAATTCACGCTGCGTGTCCATCTGCTGCTGGCGTAGGACGAGATCCGTAATGCCCCCTACGGCCTCGGCGGCCCGCGCAGAAGGCCCTGCCCCTTGAAATGTTACACCGGGCTGCTCTCTTGTTACATCTACTTGCGGTTGTGCTGATGGACCCGTTGATGCGCCCGCTGGGGCAACGAAGTCTTTCATCACATCCTCGCGCAGTGACTCAGCACTTCCACCCAGCCCCATGCGCTGCAATGCTATGACGGCATCGCCCAAATTAAAGTCCGTGCGGCCCTGTCGAGCAAGATTCCGGGCCTTTTCCATCTCGGCGTTATAGAAATCCTTCATGCCCTGGTCGGGACCACTTGGCGCAGCGGCAGGCGGGGGCGGGGGTGCAGCGGCGGGCGGGGGCGGCGTAGCAACAGGGAGTGGTGTAGCAACAGCAGCCGGATTGCCCCCGCTGGCTGCGGCAATGGGCATTGTATTCGTAGCCGTCTTATACGCATCGCTGCGGTAATAGTCCCTTGCTTGGTCTGGAAACAACTGGGAAAACTCATTGATCGTCATGCCACCAAAGCCCGGATAACCCGCCTCTGGGTCGGCTGTTATAGCCGCAGTAAGGCCCTTGGTATAGTCTGCCATAGAAGCATTTGGGTTAAAGCCACCCGCATCACCAACCCCACTGCTAAGTAGAGCTTCGAGTGGGTCATACCCCTCAATGCTCATCAAATCCGATCCTTGCAGGGCTTGCTCTAAAGCATTCCTATCGTATTGGCCGTATTTTGCCCCCTGCCGGATTCTCTTTAGCCGAGGGTCTGCTTTGTAGTCAAACGATCCTTGTGCCATTGCCTATTACTCCACTCCTATTACTTTTCGACGGCGCATCCGGCCAATGGGCTTGTATTGTAACATTACACGCCTAAAGGTGAACGGTTCATCTAAAGCATTGTTTGTATATTTAAGCTGGCTCATGTTGTCGTAGCCCTGTAAGTCAGTGTCGGCGTATAGCGCATCGGTGCTTCCACCCAGCTTGGACGTACCCAGCACGAATGAGCCGAGGCCCGCACTTAACTCACCCATTACAATAGGCTCCGTGGTGCCTGTTATCTTGGGCGATTGCTGTAACACTTGCACATCGTAGCCACTGTCCTGCGTATCGAAGAAGTGGCGAGCGTATAGCCACCGCAACCTTACGTCAGCCCCCATCGGGGAGGGAGATCCCGTTTCAAAGGTGGCCGATATGGCTGATGTGTCATCGGCATTGGTCGTGTCGTGGGTGTAGACAAAGCCATCAAAGCCGCCTGCGTGGGGCATGTCATCCACCAAGCCCGAAGCATCGCGGCTCATGTTGGTATAGGGGCCGGACCAGCAGTTTAGCAACGTATTATAGACAATCGCGTAGTTATTGGTGGCCTGTGATGCGCCATAAGGGATAAACCACCACACCTCGTTCATATTGGGGTAGTAGATTCCATGTGCGAGGCCCAGCTTGGCCGTGTTGATGTTATCCCAAAACCTTGAGCCGTCCAACGCTTGACTTATCTTCGTTACTTGGCTGCTGCCGTCCCATGCGTAGAAGCCATCTGGACGAGGGAAAAGCTGTAACCCAGCAGGTAATGTTACAATCGCCCTACCTGCCGTAGTTCCTGCGGGGGCGCGGCGAGAAACCTGATACGGCACCGTAGCATTGCCCGTAGGCGTTAGGGTATGAATACCTTCGTCAGTATGAATGGCCAAAGAGTTACCCAGGGGCGAGATGCCCGTAATGTCGTAATCAAAATTGTAAAAATCAGTTGAACCCCATGTAGTTATATCGCCCGTGTTACTGCGCCATAGTTGATACTTCGCACCATCGACATTGCCCACCCACAACCTATTATCCCAATAAGCTATATGTGCGCCCTTAGTGAAGCGACTGTCATCGTCCAAGGCAGCGATATTATTGGTGCCGCCCGTCCAGGTGATTGCATCGGTGTCTACGCCATTGGTTAATACAAGGGATGAACCCGCCAGCACCCACTCCCACACATTATCATTCCCGGCAGTGATGGTTGCGCTACCTGTTCGATCCGTCCCGCTGCCGCCCGTAATGTCGTAAAACTTATTACCCGCTATGGCGAATGTCTTCTCCGTGCCTGCCAGTGTCACTTGGCCCACGGCAGTTATAGCGGCTCCGCTATTAAGGGCCGAGCTATTAAACTTGGAGAACCCTTTACGCTTCTCTACCTGACCCGCTTGCCCCACTCGGCAGTTGCTCATCGAATACAGAGCATTGGCCCCCATGTCTTCCGTTGGGAGGTCATACCTAACCCCCTTAGACCAAGGGCCGTATTGAATGGAACTCGCATTTATGGGCATTACGAAAGGCTGCCTTCCAGTGGCCTGAAGTCAAAGGCCCCGCCGCCCATATTGTCTCGGCGGCGCATCCGGTAGGAGCGATTGCCCTGGATAGTCGTGTTTTGTAACAGGCCCCGCTGTATGATGCGCTCCATCTCAGCCTTATCGACCATCGACCCCTGGTCATCGCCCTTTTCTTGCTTGTAGAGCGCACTAACCCCGAAAACCAAGGCAGGTTGTAACAGGGGGTGGATATACGGGTCCAGTGAGTCGCTATCGTTACTGGAGTCAAAGTCGGGCGTAAAGCTGTAATAGCGGTATTTGACCACATCCGTGCTGGTGGGCTTGGGGTATAGGGCCACCTTCGTATAGCCGGTGGTTGAGTCTATCCCGTCAATACTAACATAGCGTGGATCGCCCGTTTCCGAATGGTCGGGGTCGTTGGCATCTAAGTCTTGACTGCTCCAGATGACTAGTACATGATCTTCGGTGTCGTTCCTAAAAGAAAGCGGCACGGACACATCTAAAGCGAGGCTGTAGCTGCGTTGACCACTAACGCAAGTAAAACTACTCTCCTTAAAGAGCCAAAACCACTTAGCTCTGGAGGTAAGATCCTTACTTGCCAAATTTAAGTATGACCTTGCCCCATCCTTGAAGGTGGTGGAGGTCGTAGATAGTCCTACCCTGCGAAGCGCAATCTGAATTACTTCAATATTAGTCAATGTAAGTCTACCCAGCTTCCGTTAGCCCTAACTTGCAGCTTGTTGGATGTAGAATTGTATATAATTACACCATTGGCAACATTGAGCAAGGCATCACGCTGAGTGCCGGTGAGTTGGGGGGCCGCCAACGCACTAAATTGCGTCCCGTCACCCCTATACCCCGCCGCAAGCACATTCCCATTTACGGCCAAGTCACCATCAATGGGATCAGCCATGTTACATTGTTGCCTCTGAGGCGATTTGGTCAAGATCATACTCGCTCAGGTTGTTGCCATTGCCCTCCAGCCACCGATTTTTCCAAATCTCGACAGCTTCCTCACCACGATCCGCTATGCGGCTGGGCGGGGCTGGAATAAAGGTGTCAATGTGGGACACCTCACCAAACGCCTTGACCGTATTGCGAACCTGCTGGTTATTCATCGGCCTTTTTTTGGCGCGAGCATGGGTCTTATTGAGGTCCAGCCGTGTGCGGATCTTTTCTTTGACACCTTCGCTTGCATCAGCAATCAGGTCGGCAATCATATCCGCTGTAACGCTTGCTTCTGGAGCAGTTGCCGCCACCGGAAGCTCTTGCGCCTCTTCCGGGTCAAGACTTACTACGTTGGGCGGCTGCTTGGGAGTTTTATTATTCACGGTTGTTCTTTCTTGTTTAAGGTAGACTGAGGCGAAGCCGAGGCCCCGCCTCAGTCAATGGTGTACTACTCCAGATTCAGCATTATTGGCGCATATTCGCCAGTTGCAACCGTTGTCAAGGAGTGGCCTATCGCAACTTCCGTTTCCGCATCTTTAAGCTGCACCGCACCATTGGTGCCGTCCGATAGCGTTAACTGGTTGCCCTCGGTGATCGTACCATCGGCCAAGCAAGTTGCCTGCCCTCTGGTCTGCACCCAAGCAAAATAGCCGGAGGTTACGTCTATCATTGTCACGCCCGTTGGAAAAAGATCAACAAGCGTACCCTGGGTTGCATCGGTGATGTGGCAGTTATTGTAACGGCTCGCGCTAATGGCCCAATCAGTAGCACCAGTAGTGAGTGCTGTTACAATCGGATCGTAGAGCGTGAACGCGACCACATCACTAGCGGCGGCACCGTTGCTCTTGATCCGGTAGGTGAATCCTTCGCCATCGCCATCGGTAATATGCAGATAAGAGCCTGCATAATCGTTGGCCTCAACGCCCTGGAAGTCAGCCGGAGGTCCAGCACTGCCTGCGGCGGTTAGCGAGACAACAGTAGAGCCAGCCGTGGCGGTAGCAATAACGCCATCCGAAATCTCATCGGCGGCCCCCGTTGACTGATCAGCACCGACCATCTTTCCAACCGTCACCGCAGCATCAAAGTTACAGTAACGAAAGACGCGCCCATCAAACAACTCGAATCTATGGCCCAACTTATACTTGGCAGTAGACGATTCGGTGTACAGGCCGACATTCCCCGCGCCGCCGATACCGCCTACGCCAAAATTGGCATTGTCATTACGTGACATTATTCGTTCTCCTTTGTCCTTTTCTCGGACTTAAAGCCCCATTGGCTTGGGACTCGGATGATTATTACGCAGTCAGGTTGTAAATAACGCCCTGTCTGCGACGATTGTTGGTAGTCAACTGAAGACCAACAATGATAAAAGCAACCTTCGCCATCTGATTGGCTGGCTCACGAAACGGGGTCTTAGCGAAATTCATCCCGGTCTGCATCTTCAGCTTCAGATAGTTGGTATTGAGGAAATACATCCGGCCCGAACCGCAATCACGATCATACTGGATCGGAATGCCCCTAAAGGACGGCAAGCGACCATCAACGCCGGGCGTGTCCTTGCCCGTAAGACGTTGATAACCCGTTCCCTCAAAAATCTCCTCGAAATCGCCATACAGGTCATTCGTGGTAAAGATGTGGGTGGGCTGCTCGTTGCCCTCGCTAACGTCATTCCAGGTGGTACTCATCCGCAACATGCCCTCGTAAAAGTTCGTGTTACTGATGGTTTTGAACGAGGTATCGCCGCTGGCATTGTTGGTCTTATTCTTCCACCAACTATTGCCACTGACGGTGATGCCGCCCAAGGTGGTCGGGGTGGTGCCAGGCGCATCAGCAATGATGTCCTGTAGTCCGAGCGGAGCCTTGCCCGCCTGCGCCGAGTAGAGGCTGGAGTTGATCTGGTCGCGCAAGGTCAGCATAGACTGCTGCGTCTTCGCTTCCAGCAACTTCATAGCTGCATCGGTCTTGCGGTTTTCCATTTCCTCAACATGGTTGATGGTAATAGGACAACTCGCATAGCGAAACGGATAAAAGGCTGCCGTGATACCATCGACAGCATCAGTGTTCAGCACATCGTAGCCGCTGAAGTATTCAGCCGAGTTGCCCGCATAGAGAATGTCCTCTTGGATCTCTTTGCCGCCATTCTCCATCTCAAGCGAGCCACTGGAACGAAAAGCCTCCAAGGTGGGGTATGAGGCAAAAAAGTTATCCGTAAGACGCTTGCGCTTGGCCCGCATAGTCAAGGTCCATGCCGCGTCCCATGTTTCAGTCGTTGAAGTACTTGCCACGATAAATTCTCCTGTAACAGTTGTTACAATTATTCAAAGCCGAGTCCTTGCAATTGGGACAGGACTTCGTTGTCGGTTAATGCCGAACCGCCCTCGGAGGCATTGCCAGAGGTGTTTGTGCGTAGTGCATTTTTTGAAGATCGGCGCACTTGCTTGTCGGCTGCTCGTAGAGAGGCTGCGGTTCCGGCAGTAATGCCAGCGGCCTTTTCATACGCCTCTTTTACTGTATAGGCGTTCCCCGTCAATGGATTCAAGTGCGGCTTATTGTTACGATCATTCTCCATTAGCCGCAGCATCTCAGGGGTCCACTTTGGGTTGCGAACATCCTCGCCATGCGCCTCTATTGCCTCTGCAACAGCAGCGGAAGTCTTGGCCACGGCCTCAGAGTGTTCGCGCTCCTGTAATCGCTGCGTAGTTGGGCCTATAAGAGCTTCACTGCGCTGCATCCGCTCTACCAATGCGTTATAGCGACCTTCAAGCTCGCCAAACTTCTCCTGCGTTCGCTGTTCCACGTAGAAGTCCATAAAGTCCATTGCTTTATTTTCTTCGTCGGTAGACTGCATCCGCAACTGCTGCACCGGGTCGAGTTGTTGTGGTGCGGGTGCAACAGCTTGCACTCGGTCAGCCCACTCACGTTGCATGTTGCTCAATTCGGCCTGCCGCGACTCTTGCTGCCTTCGCTGATCGGCCAAGTCTTGCATCTTGCGCGTGTAGTCGGCTTGTTGCCTCTTCACGGCTTCCTGGACGGGCTTATACTGCTCCGGCACGGTATTTGGGTCTACTCTGGCCCAATCTACCGTGTTCGGGTCAAATGTCTCGGCACCTTCTGACTCAGAGTGTCCAACATCAGTCGAGGAGGTTTCGCTCGGAGTATCTTCGGGAAAAAGCTCTACGGTAGTCGAAATATCCGCAGAACCGTCCAAGGAGTCCGGTGAAGTTGTCTCGTCTTCTGACATGGAGTCCAAATCCAGTATTGCTTCGGACATGGCTGCTTATTCCTCCATTTGCCGTTGAGCAGCCTGTGCAGCCTCGGCGGGTGTTCCCCCGAAAGACCACTGCGGGCCGTCAACCTTGGTTTTTTGCAAGTCGTTCTCGGACTTTTGATGGCAGCGTGAGCCGCCAACGGGGTCCGAGGACTCTACTACGTTGTATTTTTTTAGTAACTGTTGTTTATGGGAATAGCTCTCCACCACGCAACCAAAGCCGCCATGATACTGGCCATACATGCTTGAATTGGTCTGGTGGATGGTGTTGCCGTTGCGAAACGTCATTTTAGCCATTCCATCGCAGCTTTTACAGTCAATCTCACGCTTTATGTCTTTTATGGCGGCAAATGTTACATCTTCTTGCAATTCATTGCATTTGCTACACCTAAAATCGTGGAATACCATTAGTTTTGCCCCGGCGCACGTTGAACTTGCTGTGACATCTCCTGTGCTTGCGACCTCACCATAGAGACAATGTTACCTTCCTGGCCGCCCCGTTCTCGAACTTCCCTACTTTCGGGGTCAGGGACCGCTGCGCCGCCGCCCTGGCCCTGTGCTTTTTGCTGTAACGCCTGTGCATGTTGCAGGAGGTGCTGTTGGGCAATGGCCATAACTTGCTGCTGCTGTGGCGGGAGGAGTTGTTGAAATTCCGGCAAGGTCTGTATTTGACTATGGATGCCCATGTGGACTTGGTGATTCTCCTCGAATGTTACATTCGGATCGGAACCCTTCATTAGATATGCCACGTTCTCCATGCTGGCGAGCTTCACGGCATCGGCATCAGCCTGCTTGCCAAGGTATTTCTCTGGGTCACTGACCTTAAACGCTTTCAGTAGCCCCTTTATAGCCTCGGTTCGGTCTATTTCCGGCAATTGTATGGTGTAGTTGAACAGGGCCAGCGCATCCTCTCGCTCTAATTGCTCAGTGATGGGCGAAGTGGACCCTGCTACAATGTCAATCTTAAAACGGACCCGTAACATATCAGATGTTACAGTTTCATATACGGGGTCCATTTCATCTTGCGCCACATTAACCAAGAACTCTTCGGGGGTATAGCGAGCATCAGCCATCATCCGTAGCGTGTTATGGACCGTAGTCTTGTAACATTCAGCTACTCGCTGTTGCATCCACTCTCGGTTTAACTGCCCAAAGCTCGCCTGTAAGCTGGCTTGCGTAGCGGTTAGCTTGGGGCCGCCACCAAGTGCCATCTGACTGACGTTTAGTGACTGCTCCTCATACTCCCGCGCATCCCGCTCTATCCCCAACTGGTCTGGGGGTGGGTTGCCGAAGTCCATCGAACGAAACGACGAATTGGGATCTTCTACCCATATAATATCACCATCGCGGCCTTGCTCCAGCGTTTCTCCAATGTCGGCATTGGCATCGCGTTCGCGCCTTGCGCCCAATACCGTGCGGGAAAATCGCTTGAGTAGGTCGGCGCGGCGGGAGATGGACTCTACGATTAACTTTTGCGTGTCTTCAGCATAAGCCATCGGCGGCTGGCCGTAAAAGGAATCCTGGGTCTGGTCAAATTGCAGGGCGTAATAGGGGAAGCCCCCACTCGTAAGGTAGCCGCCCTCTGGCTCGAACTCGCCCGTCATCATTTCCTCACCCGTAAACGGGTCGGGAACTGTCACGGGCCGCATCGCCAGCATCGGATGGTCTATTTCTTCGATAGGCTCTTTGACGCTTTCGGCAAAAGTAATGCGCTTGCGGTGCATACGGTCATGGATCTCGTATAGGACCGTCATCTTGCCTTGGGACTTGGCCTCCTTGACTGCATCGGCCTCTTCGTTTGCCCCACTGCCTTCTACGTCGCCAAGAAGGGCATCGCCTGCGTCTTCCTCACTGATGGGCTGGATCTGCCGACTGTTGACGAACCGGTCATCTTGGCGCACATACTCCAGCGGCACCACCATCTTCTCAATGACATAGCGGGCGTGTGACAACTTATGAGGGGGCGTAAGGGGGTCGATAAAAATATTGAACGGATTAACTCGGTGGACGTATGGGAAGTCATTGGAAAGCGCGTCATTAATCGTATAAGGCGCGACCATATCCGCATCGCCTGGCGGGTTGTAACCAAATTTCAGCCAGCCCACGTTACAGAACAGCGCATCAAAAATAACCTGCTGCACCTCGGCCTTGGTGTCCATCTGCTCCAATGCGGCATTGGCTACGCGCTCTAATATCTCCGAGGCAAACTCTTTCCCCTGTTCCTCTACATGGAAGAACACATGCGGGTAATTATAGCTAATGCTGGCGATGATCTGCCGCGACAGGGGATAAAAGCGGGAAACCCTCACGGTCTTGTCTTCGGGCAAGCCTGGCACCTCAAAGTCCAACTCGTAAGCGTCCAGCAGCCTGCGCCATATCTTATGACGCGCTCGCATCCACACCTTAGTGTTTTCAATCGCACCGCGCCAGAACTCTATATCAGCTTGCTTCATTAGCCCTTGCGCGTCTGTGGCTTGGGGGTGCCATTAAAGCCGGTGGTCCCGCCCTTTTTGCGAGCATTCGTCACCGACTGGCCCGTGCGCCGTGAGGCAGCCTTGGCCTGCGCCATGCCTTTAGCATCATAGCTATAAGACTTACCACCTACCTTGGGCATTACTTGGCCCCTTTGCCCTTTTTCATCGTATCGCCACCCGCAGGCAGCGGCTTAACACGCTTGGCACCGGAAGGCTTGGACTTACTCGGCTTGGGCGTTCCATTAAAACCCTTCATAGCTTGCTCGTATCGTATGCCTACAGGAAACAACGCCCCGTAGGTCGTTTTTTGTTCCATGTTTTGTAAAATAGTAACACTTGTAACAAAAGTCAAAGCCCTTTTAAGTTACGCAGTATCGTAACGGCCTTTCCGTTTGCCCCCCTGCGTCAAGGAGTCAAGGGCTTGCTGTGCGGTGCCTTCGTATTGCTGCTCATCGGGCGCAGCATGGGGTTTGTAACAGTGCATCATAGCATATCGCCACTCATCGGCGGCATGGTCCTCGGCATGGGTGTCGAGGTCTTCGGGGTTGCGCGATGACCTCGGCAGCGTAGGCACCGTCCTACATAGCGCATCGTTCCAGCCCGCAAAGCAGTAAAAACGCTCATTTATAAGGGCATCGTTACAAATACGCCACCCGTTGACCCTATCGTTATTGGCCCGTGTCAACCAAAGGCCATGCTCGCCAAAGACATCGGCGGGCGAGCGGTTCATCGCTTCGGTAAGTCTGCGCTTTACAAAAATACTCGGATCGGCATAAATAGCTTGCGGGTGACGGCCTGCCGTGAAGGGGCAGCCCTCAATAATGGCATTAATGTTATCGGCATGTTGCGAAGCCGAGGCATTGCCTTGGTAGTATTCCGTGATGCGGTATATGTTATCATCATGGTCCACGGTATATAGGCCAAAGGAACTAGGGGCCGATTCGCCATAATCAAGTGCGCCGAATAGGGGCCAATGATCGGGGATGTTAAACGAAGGCACCATGACCCTATCCCCGTGCCAGTTACTAAAGAACGCCCCCACCATAGCGTCCCAATCCCCAGCCAGCCACGCCTTGACTAACTGCTCATCTCCTACCGCTTTCAACCGGTCAATGTAACCGGGGTCACTTTGTAACAATACCTTATTGTCAGTAACAAGACTGCGGATATACATCCGCGACATCTTGTCTTGCCCCGTTATTAGGTGGCCTTCTTCGGTGGCATCGACAAAATATCGCTTTACCTCGTTATGGCCAGGGCCGCCAGGGTTGCCGGTAACACGAATGCGCTTGACGGGAATAGCATGGGCCGAGCGCAGGCAAGCCTTGAGTCTATGGTAGGCTTTGAGGTTAGGCCACGAACCCACTTCGTCCCACCCGATCCACGTATATTGGTGGCCTTGGTAGTGATCGGCATCTAATTCTGTTTCTATATGACGTAGCTTGAGCGTAGCCCCACCGGGAAAGTGCCACGTATGGGATCCTACCTTGTATTCAGCCCCCGGAAACATATCGAAGTAGATCGCACGGCTGCGGTCTACGATCTCGTCCAGTTCGGGGTAGGTGCGGCGAAACAACACCCCCCGCCAATGCTCGCCATACTGCTCTACGTCAGCCGCGAAATCTCCGAGAAGATAATCCGTCTTACCACCCCCACGCGCTCCACCAAAGAAGATTTCATCCACAAAAGAAGCGCGTATAGCCTTTTCCTGTGGTCCGGGCTGCGGCTGCCAAGGCATTGGTTACTCTTCCTCTACCTCGAAATCCGCTTCAACCGACTTCGACTCCGGCACCGCCTCCAACATCTGCTGGTTTTGCTTGATCCACTCCGCATACGTTTCGGCGCGGGGCGGCATGTTCGGCCCCCTCACCTCCACGGTATGTTCGACCTGTATGCGGTCATCCCCCACTTCAATGCGGATCTGCTCCAATACCTTCATCCGCAAGCTAACCCGCTGCGAGGGGATATGCTCAAACATATCCGATAAGACCTGAACCCGCTCCTTACGATCCGCAAGGCGAATCTCCGAGAAATCCTGCTGGTATATACGCAACTGTTTCTGGTATTCAGCCTTGAAGTCCTCGTCGTTCTTCCACTGCGTAATAGCCGAACGCGACACCCCTACCTGCTGGGCAATCTGACCCGTTTGGCGGCGGCGGCTATACCGATCCAGTATCATCATCTGAATCGCTTCGCGGTGCTTATCCTTTATCTGCATCAATAACTCCAGACCGTAGGCCGAGGCCCATGATACGCATCGCTGGCAAGGTCATCCAAATGCAAGAATCGACCCTCCTTGCCGTGCTGCTTTACGCCAATACCCGTAAACCCCAACTGCAATGCAAATCGCAATACGTCCAACGCCTTCTCGCCCCGACAGACAATATCCACCGCTCGCCCCATCGTATGAGTGCCGGGCTTACCCTTGCCCACCTCCACCGGATGCACCACCGAACGATACCCCGAACTAATGATCAATGGCCCCACCTCGTTGCGAAGGGCCTGTAATCGGTTCAAGAACGCCTCGTCCATAACGCAGGCTCCGGTATGGGAACACTTCAACTCGCCAAAGGAGAACGAAGGCCACCGACTGTCGCTATTGAACATCTCTTCCGTAAATGAAGTTGCCGCCATCTCCTACTCCTCCTGTGGCCTGTGTAGCACCATCGGTGTATGCTCGCCAACGAAAGAGCCTGTAATATTATGATTCACATGCTCCACGGCCTCTTCGTAATCACCGGACCCCAGCTTCATTGTAACTTCAACCAGCAAGAGGTAATCATAGGCCGCCACCGGACCCAATCCGCACCGCTCCACTACCCCAACAAGGGCCTCGTCGTAGTCGGCTGGTTCCCAGACCACGGCATCCGGGCAGCACTCGGCAATAAACTCGCGCATACCTCCCATAATACTGTAACAGACCCCCTCTGTCAAAACAAAAAATTTAGGGGCGTAGCCGGATATACAAAGGCCCCCCCCAAGGCGGGTCGAAGTAACTGAGTAACAAGGGGGGTCCAGCGACAAGGCATTTGGACGGGAGTATATACGGGTTCGTTCGATGATGAGGCCCCGCCGGGGCGGGTCACCTCGGCAATCATAAAGAAGTTTATAATAATCATAAATAAGTTTATAATTGTTGTAACATCCTGTAACACAAGGACTTGACCCAATTTACCCGCTATTCTATACTAACGATAATGCCTGTTATAGTTAGTCAAGGGGGCTAAGCCCCTGAATAGGGCCGCCAAGGCCAAGCAATGACAAGGGGCAGGGAAAGGCACCGCCAAGGGGCGCAAGGCCCTGAGGGGGCAAGAGAGCAGCCCTGAGGGGCATTGTAACTTGTAACGGCTGTTACATCGAGAGATTACGGCTGAATTGACGTATACTC